AGGCAAAACTGTGTATAGCTCACTAAATATTTACAACCAGCCTGTAACAGTAGCTCCTACAACAGTTGTCAGTCCAAATGCGGCCTATCAACGCATGGCTCAGTTCTGGGATTTGATAGCAGATTTGAAGGAAGGCACATATAAGATTAGATCAGAACATAGAAAATACTTGCCACAACTCGAGAGGGAGGTGGACGATAGCTATGATCGCAGACTCGCAAGGAGTACAGTAGTTCCATATCTCCAGAGAATCGAAAAAATGTTGTCAGGTATGCTGGTCAGAAAGCCAGTAAGACTTGATGATGTATCTGATCTGGTAAGAGAACAGTTGTTTGACGTTGATTTAGAAGGCAATGACTTGAACATCTGGCTTTATCAAACAGCAAGAATAGTAATATCTTTCGGGCATTGTGGTGTTTTGGTAGATGCACCAAAGGAAGGTGAGAAAGCAAGGCCATACTGGGTGACATATAAGCCATCAGATATATTAGGTTGGAGGACTGAGATCATAGATGGTGCAAGGGTACTCACACAGGTACGTCTATTGGAAAAGGTTGTTGAGCCAGATGGAGCCTATGGTGAGAAGAACATTACACAGGTCAGAGTATTAGAACGTGGCAGATATGAGATCCACAGAAAAGATGACAAAAAGGGCGAATATAAATTGTTTGAAGAGGGTGAAATGAGCCTTAAGGACAAGATTCCTTTTGCTGTTGCTTATTCCAACAGGGTTGGATTCTATGAAAGCCGCAGTCCTTTGTATGACATTGCAGAACTAAACCTAAAGCATTATCAGATCCAGTCTGACTTGGACAACATATTGCACATCAGTTCTGTTCCATTGCTTGCAGTCTTTGGCTATCCAAATGCAGATGAGATAACAACAGGCCCTAGTGAGGCACTATCACTGCCACCTGAGTCACGCATGGAATATATCAGCCCATCTGGTGATAGCTATGACAGTCAGTTCAAAAGACTTGATGACATTAAAGAACAAATCAATACATTATCGCTGGCCGCAGTCTTGGGTCAGAAGTTAGTAGGCGAAACAGCAGAGGCCAAGAGGATAGATAGATCGCAGAATGACAGCACAATGATGGTTGTTGCACAGCAGATGCAAGATTTGATTGATAACTGCCTCAAGTTTCATAGCGAATATCTCAATGAGCCTAACGCTGGAAGCAGCTTTGTGAACAGAGACTTTGTTTCTACCAGACTAGAGCCACAGGAGATCCAGTCATTACTTGCATTGTTTACCTCTGGAACTATCAGTCAGGAGACATTACTAAATCAGCTATCGGCTGGAGAGATTCTTGGTGATGACTTTGACGTAGAAGATGAGATCGAAACAACGCAGAACGGAGGATTGACAGAAAGGGAGGAGCCACCAGCCCCAGCGGAGGAGCCAGCGGACACAGAGGACGAATGATAAATGTCCACTCCAGAGATTTTCTATAGAGAAATCATTGATCTGAATAGATATTCATACGCTGTTGCAGAAAAATATGTCATCACTTACAACGAAATTATCCTCAATGCAGCAAAACAGTTAAGGTCTATAAATCAAAGACAGGTTGCAGAGATAGCAAAAGGCGGTACAAGAATAATTGCACCAGTTACCAGAAAAAGACTTAGAGCCATAATTAAACAATCAAGTGATAGCTTGAATACTTGGTGGGCTAGATCAGCCCTTGATATGAAAGATGAGTTACAGGGAGTGGCAGAGCTACAGAGGGATTTTGTTGTCAATGAACTGAAAAACATTACAGCATCTGGTGATGTTCCCATAAATAGTGTTGCTATCAGTAAGGATTATGCAGATTCAGTAATAATGACTGATCCATCAAAGGTCAATATATTTACCAGTCAGAAGTTTACAGAAGATGACTTCGTGAAGTTTGGATCTGGCAAGTTTAGCCTTACATCTTTGCAGGGAGCAACAATAAAGCTCCCAAATGGGCAGACAGTACAGAAAGCATTTAGGGGTATAGCAGAGTCCTCAGCAGAGAGACTTGATTTGGCAGTTAGGTCAGGAGTCTTTGCTGGTGAGACATTACAGCAGATTAGTAGGAGGTTAGTTGGCAGACTTGATTTTGACGATTTACAAAAAGCTAGTGTCAGACAGATGGCTCAGGCTGGCGGTGAGTTAACAAAACTGGCTAATCATCAGATCCAGACTATCGTAAGAACATCTGTTAATCAGGTAACAAATCAAGCATCACAGGCTGTTTATGCAGCAAATAAAAAGGTTGCCCCAAAATATGAATATGTTGCAACGCTGGACTCTCGAACAAGTGCTATCTGCCAGCGACTTGATGGACAAACATTTGACTACAATAATGGCCCGACACCACCGCAACACTTTAATTGTCGATCTACTACTGTCCCTGTTGTGGACTTTGATGGTTTACAAAAGAAATATCCTAGCCTTGAAAAGCCGCCAACAACACAGTTTGACACCAGACCATCAGCTACAGGCAGAGTTCCGCAAGGGACAGCATACGGAGACTGGCTGTTAAATCAGGACAAAGACTTACAGATCAAAACTTTAGGCAATACAGCAAAAGTAAATTATTTTAAAAGATTAGCTGGTAAGGAAGGATCTGGACAAAAGGCTTTGAGAAAAATGATCCGCAATGATGGAACAAAGCGTAGTCTTAAAGATTTGGAAAGATTGTATGGCAAGCCTAGTGCCATCAAACCAAAACCAAAAGCTGTGGCAAAAACAGTGCCAGCAGTCAAGTCAATGGCTAATACAAAGGTTATACAGGGATCATGGGGAGTAACATCAGATTATAAAGAGGCGATCAGAAGAGGTGAATCAATGACTAAGGGCAGATTTGAAAAAGCTAATAAATTATCAAAACAATTTAAAAACGCTTTCAATGAATATGAAACAGCATCAGAAAATTATTTTACTTACAGATGGAAAAAACTATATGGCACACCTACAAAATTAAGAAAAGCTGGTTTGACAAGAAATGAGGCTGTTGATATTTACTACAAAGAAAGAGCAGTTAGGAGGGCAAAATGGCTGGAAACAAGACAGGCTTTTAGAAAAATAGAAGTTGAAGGGTCAAAAGAAATGGCGATCCTTAGAAAAGAATTACTTGAAACAAACGTCACTAATGCAGAAATTAAACAAAGGCTTGATGATTTACCATTCAGAAACAAAACAAAAGAGTTACAAAATAAAGTTCGAGGAGAAATAGAAGAGTTTACAAAAATGTTTAATGGTGGTGGAGTTACTGTCAAACCAAATTATGCAGTGAATGACGGCAGAATATCAAAGGTCAAGCTTGGAACAAGTCGGGCAAACAATGACCGATTTGGTGAAATATTAGTTCCATTTGAAGATCCAGAGTTAGCTTATATGGATCTAAGTGCTAAACAAACAGTATTCCATGAAGTAGGACACTCACTTGAAAAGGTAAGAAAAGAAAATCTTGATATGGCTGTTGGCTTTAGAACTTCAAAAATAACAAGTAATATTCCAACAAAATCACCTAAAGAGGTCAAAAAAGCATGGACTTTATCAGAAAGTGTTTTGCCTGATGAATTTATTACACCTTATGTTGGCAGACCATATACAAGATATGATCGTAGTTTGATGAAAAGTGTAGATACTGCAACTGAAGTTATAAGTATGGGTGTAGAACACTTTGCAGATCCAGAGTTGATGTTTAGACTTTATACAATCGACCCAGATCATTTTCACATGATTCTTTCAATGACAAGGAACACATACTGATGGCTATAAAAATTGAACTAAATTATGGTGAAGAAACAGCCTTTGCGACAATGGTTAGTTCACCTGACATAGTTATCTGGACAGGCAATCAAGAACTTATTGAAGATGCTGAGTTTTCTTTGAATTACAGTTATGGGGCGGCTGGACATAACTATATGAGTGGCAGTCAAACAACAGCTTTAGATGTAGCAACAGCTTTGACTCATAGGTATGGTTCAGAAAATATTAATGTTATTGAAGGTGTTGAAGTTTTAGAAAAAGAAGAGAA